CCGCTAACGACTTAGCTCAGGGGCGACCGGAATGACGCGAAGCGCCATGGAGGCGAAGCGCTACCGCGGTGATTGGATCGAGGGCCGGGAATACCATAGGGCCCCTGACGGATCGATCTGGATCATCGTGGAAGGAGTGCAGCAATGGGTCGCAAGGGGAGCGGCGGGGTGCAGGTCCGCGAGCGCAGCATCCGCATCGGATACACCATCCCGGGTCAAGCGCGCCAGCGTCGCACGCTGATGCTCAATGGCCGGCCGCTCGCCCCTACCACGGCCAACATTCGATACGCCCATCGCTTGGCCGAGGAGATACGGCTGCGCATTGCGCATGGGACGTTCAGCGAGGCAGAGTATTTCCCGGCCTCCGGCGCCGGCAGCGCGATCACCGTCTCCGGGCAGCTCGCCACCTGGCTGTCCGCTCAGCGCATCGAGATCAGTACCCGCGCCGGTTACGAGAGCGCGATCAGGTTCTGGACGTCGTCCATAGGATCGCAGCCGTTGCGGGCGCTGCGCCCGAGTCACATCCTGACGGCGATCGCCGCTCGGCCTGGCCTATCAGGCAAGACGGTGAACAACTACGTCAGCGTGCTGCGCGAATCCATGGCGCTCGCCGTCGCTGATCGGCTACTCGACGACAACCCAGCCGCATCCATTCCGCGGGCGCGGCATCAGAAAGAACCGCCGGATCCATTCGAGGCCAGCGAGCGGGATGCGATCGTTGCCGAGGCCAAGCGCAGCATCCCCGCATCGGTGGCTAATCTCGTCCAGTTCTGGTTTTGGACCGGGATGAGGACCAGCGAGATCGCTGGGCTTCAGTGGTCGTCCGTCGATCTCGCCAGCGGGCGCGTCGTTATCTCGGAGGCCCTGGTCAGGGGTTCAGCCAAGCGAACCACCAAGACGGCGACGGCGCGCACGGTGATCCTCAACAGCTTCGCGCTGGAGGCTGTCAGGGCGCAGCGCGAACACACGTACCTGGCCGGTGGCCCGGTGTGGACCGATCCGCGCAGCGGCGGCCCATGGCACGAGGAGCGGGCCTTCCGGCGCAGCTACTGGACGCCGATTCTCAAGCGGCTGGGCTTGCGCTATCGGCGCCCGTACCAGATGCGGCACACCTATGCGACGGAGATGCTCATGTCTGGCCTGAAGCCAGCATTCTGCGCGAAGCAGCTCGGGCACTCTGTAGAGGTCCTGCTGCGCGTCTACGCCAAGTGGGTTGACGGTGAGCGCGACGACGAGGAAATGGCCAAGCTGGAGGCTGGCGCGCGCCGCGATTCGGTCCAGGATTGGCCCCAGGATTCAAGCGACGGAAGCTAAGCTATTGTCGTCAAAGCATAATCCATGGGGTGGCTGATGGGACTCGAACCCACTCTGTACGGCACTCAGAAACGCGCTACAGCGCGCCTTCCCAGTGTACGGCACCTATGGCTCCACTCTGTCCCGCGGATTTGGTCCCGGATTTGGTCCCGAAGATCACCCTCTTTGTGGGGTTGGCAGCCCGCTGCCGCTACTGCCTTCGCGCCCTGGACTCGATAAGCCTGTCGAGCTTGCCGTCGATTCTGTCCAAGTGCACGCGTAGCTGCGCAACACCGTCGCCCAGTTGCCGCTCATTGCGCGCGTCGCCTTCGGCGATCTGCCGATCCTGCTGGATGTCTCGCTCGCGCTGAGCGACCTGCCCTTGCTCGAGGCGTTCGACGCGCGAGTCGAGCTTACTGGCCCCCCAGATCCCGACCGCCACCTGGAGCGCGATCGTGACGATGATGCCGATCGGGACCCGGCGATCCAGATGCCAGGTGCGCGAAACTCCTTCGCGATCCATACGCTTCTCCGTGTCGGCTCGAAATCGCGCGCCAGGGCCAGCGGCCAGACTCAATTGACGCTTCGCCCACCCTCGTACCAATTCGCGCCGGCGCATGCCAGCGTCAGCGTGTCGTCGGCGCTGGCCGTGAAATTGCCGTTGAGCTTTAGGTTGCTGCCATCGGTGACCGTCGGCGTGCCGCTGAAGACGAGCATCACCACCGCGCCGTCGTGGCCGGCCGCGTCAATCGAAGTGATGCCAGTGTTGCCGGTGACTGTGACCACGCGCACACCTTGCGGCAACGTCAGCGTCGCCGCACTGGCCACGGTGGCCGAAGCCGGCGGCGACAACGTCCCTAGGATCCCGTAGCGGCCGACGCGATGGTCTTCGATCGTCGTGATCGTCGACGCTCCGGTCGTGATCTTGGCGACGCGTCCGTAGGTGGCCGAGTCGCTCCAATTGGTCGTGCTCGTCGACGCGGTCAACGTCAACGTGCCGCGATGGCATACCACGTAATTGGTCGCACTGGCAGCCAGCGTGACATAGCCGTCAGCCACCAAGACGCCGCCGTAGATACCACCATACCAAGCCCACGTCAAGCCAGTTGTCGCAGGAGCCCGCGTTGCCCAAAGCGCGAGTGCCGCCAGCGCTGCAAAATTCTCGTTGATAGGCTCCTCGGGAGAATCCTGGCCCTGCGCCAGTTGCTGCATCGTGGTCATGCTACAGAAGTCCAGGCGATACCATCAGAAGTGTGCATGATGACATCCTTATCGTAGGCTAAATAACCGCCTGAATCGTACGATTCAGATCTGTCGATGAAAAACTCTCCGCGTGGTTTAGTTATGTCTACACCGGGCGGCAATCCAAATCCGATCATTTCATGCTCTGCCCACGCGGTGCCGGATCCGCCATTTATTGCGCACCATTTTCCGTCGGAGCTGATTGCTACAACCCCGGGCCCTATTTTCATGAAATGCCAATATGCACGCAGCCCGGTTGAATATTTGGTCCATGTAACACCGCTATCTGAGCTTATTGCCAGAAAGCTTAGCCCGAGCCATTTGCCAGATAGGTACACGCGGCTGCCTATTGCTATCGCATCGTAGAACTCTGACTGTCTATATATCTCATAATCCATTCCGGCCTGCGCCGATACGGCAGCACAATTTATCCAGTTCGCCTGAGCATTTGCATCTGTCGTGCGATACACCCATAGGCCTGGCGTATACCCGCTCCCAGCAAGTATCCACCCGGCTGTTGTGCGCAGCATCAATGGCGCGCGCAGAAAACTGAACAGCGGAAAATAGCTGTATGGCGCGCTCCACCCCACGCTGGCGTCTGGCTGCGCAACGCCGACATATGTAAACGTTGGCATCGTCGTGGCTACGAATACTTCATCTGCATCATTCCACGCCACCACGCGCGCCGCGTCTGCCCCAATGACAAATGGCGCCGCCGTATGCGCCGCGCTCACGAGCCAGCCTACCGCAGAACCTTGAAGCGTCGGCGCTGCGGAGTAGTCTGCCGGGACGGTTATTGAGTATATTTCTCGCGCGTTCGATGGAAGAGAGGCGAAATACCACACAGTGCCCGCATATTCAATTACTCTATTACGATTTCCCTTGCTCATGAATGCGCTCGAAGCCATTCCGAGCGGCACCATTGACGCCCCTGACGACACGTAATACACAGGCGCGCCGGCCTCTTCCCTCATTGCGAGTACGCCGGCGGCCGTCTCGCAGACAAGATGGGTCGGAACCGCCGTCCGCAACGGCACTGTCGGCGGGTCCGGCAATGGGCCTCCAGGAGACGCCGGATCACCCGCAATTGATGCTGGCACCTGAAGCGTCGCGCCGCCCGCTCGGCCATAGCCAACGGTGGAACTGATCTGCCGCACCTGGACTGTCAACGTATCGGGGACCACCCCATGGTCAGCGCGCGCCTGAATTCGGGTATATATCGCTTTCTGTTCGCCGCACGTGATTGTGCGCATGACGGCGTCGCCAGACATGATCTGTACGGCGTAAGATTCTGATGATTCTCCAAGTGGAACGTATATTCCGCTAGGCCCGCAAAACCGCGTCTCCAGCCTGGTGCGGCGTTTCCATGATATTTCAATGTCGTCCGCTGTAGTGCGCGCGAGCCGAATATCTACTGGCGCAAGAGGAACTTGCCCAGAATCGATCAGCGTGAAAGCCGTTGCCGCTGCGCGCGCCGCGGAATTGCCGCCGGTCACAGCCTTTAGCCACAGCCCTTTTCCGATGTCTGATGCTTGAAGCGAAACCCGGCGCATCCCGCGGGCTTGCAGGACAATCGCGCGCTCGCCTGTTGCGTGCGTTCCAGTGGCCCATTCAGTGCCGCGCTGGCCGCGCAACAGCCTACTGAGCCGGTAAATGTTCGGCGCTACGCTCAGCAGCGTGGCGGTCGTATACCTGATCTCTTCGTCTCCGAGCAGCAGCGCGTTGAGCGACACGTCAGCCAGCAAATCGCCACGCGCCACGCTGGACAACGTGTCTTCGCCTACGTCGACGGTGACGGTGTTGACCTCGTCCATCACCCAGCCGCCGCTCCAATCACCAAGGACGGTGGTGGCAGAACCAATAACCCCTGGCTCGTTGATCGATCCCGCCGCCGAGAAGTTAAGCCCGTCACGGCTCAGCAGCAGGGCGCACCCCGTCCAGACCCCTCCTCCGGCGCTGCGCGCGCACACATAGACGCCTGGCGCGTCGTCAGCGTCGTTCTGGAGTGGCATGTCGAGCACCTCGAATCGCGTGTCGGCAATTGCCTGCACCGCCGTCGACGTTTGCGCTGTCGCATCGGTCGGAAGATCCAGCACCGCCACACCCGCATCGTCGCCAACCAACTCGAGCGCGAGCACCCCAGCGGACTCGGTGCGCCGGTTGACTCGCATGCGAATCAGCGCGCCGTCGCGATCCGGCACGAGCAGCACGTCGGTCGGCACGATGGCCGCGTAACCGATTGGCAGTGAAATCGTGCTGGTCAGCCTGCCCGCGAAAACATCGCGCACCGCCGCGTCGGCAGCGCCTTTGGCCTCAGATGGCAGCATGCCGATCGGCAACTGCAGGGTCTGAACACTATCTTGCCCGCTCGGCCCACGATCGCTGTACTCGGTGCCGGACTGCTGATCCGCGCTCATGTCGCGATAGACTACCGCCACTCGCGACGGGATCTCAAGATCGGCGTTGACGGCGATCGGGAATGCTTCCTCCGCCGGAGCATCCTCGCCAGCCGCGAGGTCCGCCGCCGAGACGGTTGCGGCCGCCGCGCCGCCGCGCGGCACGAAATAGATCTTGTCAGCCTGGTATGCGGAGAAGGCGTGCGAGGTTTGGAGGTATTCGAGCGCCTGGCGCGCGGCGCCACCGGCGACCGCCAGCGCCCGCACCGGGCGGCTAATCGCGGCCAGCGCGCTCGCGTCGTACGCGCTGGCCGGCATGCCTGAGCGGGCGCAGATGGACTCGACGACCGTTTGCAGCGGGACCTCTTCGATCGTGTCGCCCCCGCGGCGCCACGCGCCGAAAGACGCGCCACTGACGGCCACGGCATACCCTCCCTCCGCCCAAATAGACGGGTAGTTGAACAGATGCGCGGGCAGGCCCTGCGCGGCCGTTCCGCGCAGCCTCAGCACTCCATCCGTCGGATCGATGCGGAACATGTCCACTTCGCCCATACCGGCAGCGTTGCACATCCACACGTGTTCTAGGTCATCCTCTAGCATCCCGGCCCGGAAGCTATAGTTAAACTGCCCCACATTACCGTAGCAGCGCCACGTGGTGGGAACGGCGATGCTCCCCTCGGACACCAAAACAGGAATGGAATCATCTAATCTCAGGATATGCCATCTGTCGAGTACCGCGTGACCGAAATATGCGCTTGTGGGGGCGGTGAACGCGATCAGGTGAGTTCCGTCTGAGCATGGAATGGTGTCGCCGAGATATCGGCCAGAGGGAAGCGCCGTTGCCAAATCCGGCGCGATTCCTCCGGCGCCCCAATCAATCGCATTTTGGATGCCGACGCAAATATGCAGTTTTGATGGCGTACCGATAGAATAAAAATGGTTTGCGCATCGAACCGGCAAGCCGCTCAAGATGCCAACTGGGAAACTGGTAGTTGTTCCAAGGCTGTCATTACCTTTACGTGACGGATATGGCTCGTCGAGCGTACGGGTTGTGATTCCGGATTCTGCCCCATCCAACCCGAACAAATAAACGGAATTGCTCCCGACTACCCCCACCCGCACTGCAGGCTGCATTGCCAATATCGCAGGTTCAGATAGATATACGTTGTCAGTGACCGCATGGCGGCGAGAAAGCTCCGCGCTCGGGCTGAACGCAGTTGCAACCTCGAATGTGAGGTTGCTCAACGCTCCGCTGGCGCCTAGCTGCATTCCCTCGATAAATACCGTCAGCCGCCGGCGATAGGCAGGAGCATTAGCTACCGCCGCGTCGTATGTCGGATCCGGGAGCTGGCCTTCGCCACCATGGTATATGGTAATTCGCCTCCACCGCGGAGTTTGCTCCGAGGCAATGCGCGATTGGTCGTCGGCGCTTTCGAGGTTGGTCCAGACGAGCTTGCCGTTTTCAAACACCCTGGTAACTGTCGCGCCGACCTGGTCTGCCAACAAATACAGCAGATCAACCTCATAGGTATTGGTCGTCACCTGTGTGCCGCCGCCGCCCTTGCCAAACTCCTCTGTACTGACGATCTTGCGCCGATCGCTCGCCCAGGCCAAATCGCCCGGTATGCGTGGCGCGCCTGCGCACCAGGCGATTGGCGAGCCGTAGTCGGTTCCGGTGACTCGCAGATCAGCGAGACTCGGGCCCTCGATGCGCTGCTTCGGCGCCAAAGCGCTGCCGATGACGGCGCCGGCCATCCAGCCGAGTTGACTGCCGGTGAGCCCGAAGACAACCGCCCCCGGGCCCAATACCGCGCCGCCGATTGCCGCCCCGGCGGCCGCGAGCACAAGTTGCGCCACTCGCTATGCCTCCACGCCAGGCAACCGATAGACACCAGCGCGTCTTTGCGCGCGGCTGAACATGAGGCGCGTTTCGATCACACGCCCCGGGCGCGCATTGCTTGCCGCGTGGATCAGCGACCAGCCCCGGTGCCGGTAATCACCGACTATGCCCATATGCTGCGGCAGCGCCTCGAGCTCAACGACAATCACGCACCCCAGCTCGATGCGGGAAATCCTTTGCAGGTGGCGCTCGCAGATGTCCAGCAGCGTGCCGTCCGGCAGTCGGCCGTATTCGTTGATGTCGAAATTTGCGGCCACGCTGCCCAGATTGCGCGCCACGATGATCACCAGCCCGGCACAGTCGAGCGCGCGGCCGGCTATTCGCCCTTGGTGCACCCAGGGCGTGTTCAATTCGGCCCTGGCGGCGGCCACGACGTCCGATCGCGCGATCGGCATCAGGCCGCCCCTTTATCGGGCGCCGCGGTGAGCGAGTCCACTCCCGGCCGATGCGGCTCGCCCTGGAAATTTACGCTGTTGTTGAACTTGCCATGGCAGTCTTCGTCCAGCCGGTGGCGACAGCCGGCCAGCGCGTCGAGCGAATCCCCGGTCTGCGGCAGATAGGGCAGGTCGCTCATGAGGCTGACGACCCCACCGACGAAGCTGAGCACCCGCATGGCAAGTGGGGCATTGTCGCCGCCGGTGAAGGCGACAAGGCCGTCGCCGTACCAGTCGTCGGCCCGGTCGGCGGCGCCGCCGACGCGCAGAATCTCGAACTGGCGCCGGCTGGTGACAGCGCCGACGGTACATGCATCGGTCCAGTCGGCCGCGTGAAGCATGCAGCGCGTGTTGCCGTTAGGCCGCGGGTGGTCGGCAAATCTGGCCCGGCAGGTCTTGCTCGTCGAGTCGCCGATCGGCTGCTGGAGGAACTGCTTCAGACCGCGCAGTTCGGCCGTGATGACGCCGCGTTTCAGGCGCACTGCGCCGACGACCCCGCCCAGCACGGGCCGGACGCCGCCGCTCGGGTTCGCCCAATCGTATTGCAAGATGAGGAACCTCGCGTTTTGCCAGATGCCGCCTATCACCTGCGCATGGGTGAAGAGCGAACCGTCATCGAGCGTGGTCAGCTCCAGGTTGTCCGCCTCTAGCGTGGCGCCCGTGACGATGGAGCTGATGTCCAGGCCCTGGCCCGCGTCGTAGTGCACGCCGTCGATGTCGCACGAACGGCTTGCGCTGGTGAATCCGAACACCTGCTCATCGGCGCGGGTGATGCGCAGCGCATAAGCCGGAGTCGGCGTCGCGCTGGTCAAGTTGGCGGCCAGCGCGATCGGGATGACCTGGCTCACAAAAGTACCTCCTCGAGCTTGACCATCGGCATCGTGGCGATAGCGCCGTCGCTGCCGATGGTTTCGAGCTGCTCAACCCAGGAGTCGTCGGTGAAAGTGACCGGCACGTCGAACTGCCCGGCCCAGGTGTAGGTGTCGCCGGCGACATGGCCGCTGATGCTCGCGGCTCCGGTCGCGGTGTCCAGCGTGGCGGCGGCAGTTGTCGTGGCTCCGCTGCGCAGCCGGTAGATCACTGCCCCGGCGACCGGCTTGGTGATCTTGCGGATGAATTCGATGCCCGCGAACGCGTAAACACGCTGAAGCTGGTAGTCGCTGCCGCTGATCAGTGCGAGGCGGCTGTTGGCCTGCGTGGCGACGTAGTCGGCCAGATCGCGGAACCTGAAGCCCTGGTAGGGCGTGAAGTTGACGACATACCACAGGTTGCGGAGCTGCTCGCGCTCCGCCTGCCCTAGCACGCCATGCGAGACGGTGTACTGGCGCAACGGCTCGGCCCAGGTGAAGACCTGGACGAGCTTGCCGCCATCAGTACGGACCATCTTGCGCCCCCGGTTGACCGGGCCGCCGGTGGCGCCGCGCTCGATGCGCTGACTCAGACGTTGCTCTAGAAAGGCCATGTGCTCACCGATTGCGGCGCATTGCGGCGAAAAGACCGTCTGCCGCCGCAGCGGCCACCTGTTGCTGGGTACGCCGATCGACCGGCCCCGGGAGCGCGAAGGTTTGGTGCACCGTCATGCCGCCGAATGCGCCGGCGGGCGTGACGGCGCCGGACTCTGGGCCCGTGAGGAGGTATTGGCGCCGGCCGACGGTGAGCAGCTCGGGCCCCAGCTCGTTGACGCGGTATAGCCCCCGGGCCTGAACGTCGCCACCCTCGGCACGCGCGCCCGCAAGGCGGTCAAGGCGGGCAAAATCACCAGTGGCACCTGTGACAGACGAGCCGCCGCCGAACAGCGAGCCCAGCAGTTGGCCGAAGATGCCCGCCGCCCCACCGGAGCCGCCCAGCGCAGCCGAAAGAGGGCCGGTGATGTTTTGGCGCACGATGATGCGCGTGATGTCGGCGACGATGCTGTTGGCTAGATCGGCGACGCTGAGCTTGCCGGTGACGACGAAGCGCACGATGGCATCCTCAGCGCCACGGAATGCGTTCGTCAGAGAGGCCTGGATCTGGCCCGCGATGTCAGCTACCGAGTCGCGATAGTTGGCCAGCGCGCGGCTGCTGCCCACGCGCCAATCGGCCTCGATCGCGCGCTCGCGCGCGAAGGCTTCACGCATCGCCGATTCCTGCTGCGCTTCGGCGTTTTCGAGTTGAGTCAGCTCGCGCGCGTAATCGGCCTCCCGGCCTTTCAGCCGCCCCGCACGAAACTCTGCATCGAGCCTCAACTGGCGCGCGGTAAAGCCTTGCGTCAATGCCTCGACGGCCGCGTTCTCGCGCCGCGCGCGGTCGCTCAATCCAGCATCCTCGGCGGCCAGGCGACTGTTGCGGACGATCTTTTCCAGCGCCGCGGCATCGCCGGCGCGCGCCTCTTCCAGTTGCTTGGCCGCCTCGGCGGCTTTCTTGGTTTCCTCCGCAAGCTTTTCAGCCTCGACCGCCGCGTAGGCCTGCTGCAGCGCAAGCTGCCGCGCGGGCTCGCCCATGAGTTGGTAGGCCGGCGATTGCAGGAACTGGATCAGCTCGACCTGCGAGCGCGTGAGCTGGCCTGTCTTGCCGTTGGCGACATCGATCGCCTCGCTGAATTGGAGGTAGTACTTGGCCCATTGCTTGGCGGCATCGCGCTCGGCGGCCAGTGGATCGCCGGGCGTGCCGGACTTCGGCGTCAGCCGCTCGCGCGCCGCGGCGACGGCGCGGTCGATTTCAGTCTGTGGCGCACCGCTCGCGCGCCCCAACTCGCGAATGCGCCTGATCTCAATTTCAAGCTGCCGCTGCTTGGTGAGGCCGCGCTCGACTTCCTTTTGCCAATCGACCGCGGCTTTCACCTGGCGGGCGCGCTCGCCTTCGTATGCGGCGCTCAGGGCCTCATAGCCGGCGCCCTTCTGCAGCACGGCCAGTTGCTCGCGCAACGCCGGCAGATCCTCGCGCGCTCGGCCTCCAAGTTTTCCGGCCTCGATGTCGGCGATGCTTGCCTGGAGATCGGCAACCTGTTGCGCCGTGCTTGCGGCGCGCCCGACGTTCAGGATGCGATTGAGGGCTTCTCCGGATGCCGTCTTGATGGCGAGCCAGGCCCGCTCAACCGTTCCCAGCGTCTGCACCATCTGCGGACCGCGCTGCTCAATAGCGGCGGCATAGGCATCCTGCGCGACGCGCGCGGCATCCGCCGTGCGACCCTGCTCCTCGAGCGAGCGGATCTGCTGATAGGTGCTGGCGGTGAGAAAGTTGACGCTTTCGTTGAGCTTGAGCGCGGCCCTGGTCGGCTCCTGACCCAGATCCGCGAAGGCCTTGGCGGTTGCCTCAGCGGCCGGGCCGCCGACGCGCTCGAGTTGGATGGCCGCGGCGGCGTAACGCTGCAGCCCCGACGTCGCCACATTACCTGACACGGCGAGCTGCGTGAGCGCCGCAACGGCGCTGCTCGTTGTTCCCTGGCCCAGCCGGTTGATCTGGCCGGCCATCTGCGCGATCTGGCCGGCGCTGACTCCCGCCGCATGGCCGGACAGGATGAGTTGGCGCTGCAACTCGCCGGCCTCGCTGGCGCCCTTGACGAATGCCACGCCCAGCGCGACAACGGTGGCGATCGCCAGATTGGTGGGCGTCAGCAGGCCCAGCATGTAGCCGCCGATGGCCTTGGCGGCAGCGCCAACGCCGCCAAACGCATCCTTGAGCTGGCCGCCCTGTTGGAGCAGCACCGCCATCGGCGCCTGGCCTGTCGCAAGCCCGGAGACGATATCGGTAAATTGCGCCGGAACCTGCCGCAGGGCCGCCGCCGTTGCTTTGGCCGACTGCTCAGTGGAGCCCAACGCACGCTGCTGCGCCTGCTCTAGCTCGCGCAGCTTGGCTAGGTTTTGCTCCAGCGCCGCGACGTTCAGGCCACGGGCGCGGGCGAGCGCCTCGAAGTAGGCCGAGCTGCCGCGCTCGCCGGCTTGCTGCAAGACGATCGTGCGCTCGATGCTGGCATTGAGCGATCTGACCGCGCGCTCGGCGCGAGCCGCGTCTTTGTCGGCCCCGCCGCCGGCACCGCCACTCGCGCCGGCACCGGCGCCCGTAGTGCGCCGCTTCTCATCGGCCCGCCGTAGCGCATCGATGATCGACGTGGTTGCCGCATCGGTATCACGCGCCGCCTTTGCCGCCCCCTGCCCGATGCCCTCGATTCCCCTGGCCGCTTGCGCCGCGGATTGCTGGACATCGGTCGTCATGTCGCGGACGACTTGCTTGACCTCTTCGGCGCCCGGGCGCACGCCCCGGGCATCCATCGACGGCTCGAGCTGGAACTTCTTGCTCATTCGTCGGCACCTTCATGGATGGCGGCGAGCGCCGCATCCTCGAGGTCGCGCAGATCGTGCAGCGTTTGCATCCAGGCGTCAGGGTCGTTCGGGCACATGCGGTCGATGAGCGGATAGGCGGCGCAGTAGTCCAGGCCCGAGGCGCCGCGGGCGCCTACACGCCACTGGGTGCGCATGCACATGAAAAGCTGCCAGACAGGCCACAGTTCGGGCCACACTTCGACCGGCGCCGCCCGCAGGCGCAGGCGCGCCAGGTCAAACTTCGAGCGGGGCGCGGCGGCCGCGGGCGCATAGAAGGCACGGGCCGCCGCGGTCAGTTTCCCCGGCGGCCCTCCACGATGGCAATGCGGTAGTGATCGACGATGGCCTGCGCGCCGCCCGGCAACTCGTCGCACAACTGGCGCACGGAATCTGGACCGAATGACTCGTCCAGATCCCATCCGTCGGCGATGCTCAAAATGTGCGCCGCCGTGACATCGAGCACCCGTCGTTGGCGCTCCGCCTCGCTGTAGGCCGCGGTCGGTGGATCTCGCTCGTCAGCCGCGCGCGCGTCAGCCAGCAGCTTGTCGACCATGCCGCCGTACTCGCTGCGCGTGCGGTACAGATACCGCATGACGACGGCGGCCACCGAGCCATCGGGAAGCGCGATGTCCACGGAGAGCGATACGTGCTTTGGGCGCTGGCCGAGCACGACCTTTGGTTTGGCGCTGTTGGTCATGGCCGCCACCCGATCAGTACGCCACGTCCTGGCCCAGCAGGCTCAAGGTGACCTTGGCCTGATTGGCTTGGCCGGCCTGAAGTTGCGGGAAGCTGGTGGTCATCATGTTGCCGTAGCCATAGACGGCGGAGCCGTCGGCCAGCACCATCTTGAAGGCGACCTTGGTGAGCGCCTTGGCGATGGCCAGCATCGCCTGGAAGATGGCGTTGGTGGCGTCGTGGCCGATGCCGAGTTCGATGCTGACGGGTTCGGTGCCGATGGCCACCTCGATGGGCCGACGCCGCGACAACGGGCTGATCGTGGATTTGCGCGCGCCGCCACCGCTGGTGTTGATGGTGAGCACCTGCGGGATCTCCTGCCACGAGCTGATCTTTTGCAGCGCGCTGCCCACGCCGCCGCCGGCGGTATAGAAGGTGGTGTTGCTGGTGTCCAGGCCCTTGAGGCTGAGCGTGTCCACTGTGAGCTGGTCAGCGCGGTAGACGCTGTCGGTGGCATCCTCCCAGCCGCTGGTGAGGAGCAACTCGTCGTCGTCGGCGTAGCCATGCGAGGTGCTGGTGGCGACGCCGGGGTTGGCGTTGGTGAACGTCGAGATCGTCTTGGCGGCGGCGAAGGTGGTGGAGAAGTAGAAGTGCGCGCCGTCGGGGAACTTGTAGGACATGGCTGGCTCCTTGGGGTGGCCCTCGTCGGGCGGGAAAAGCCGCCCGCGCATTGCTGCGGGGCGGCGGCATTGGGTTGAACCTGATCAGCGGCTGCTGATGATCATGAAATCCTGGACGCTGCCGTAGTAGCCAAGCGACTCGTCAGCGTCGTCCACGGGCTCGGCTTGCGGGCGGGCGATGAATGCGGTTGCGGCGCACATCGCATCTTCGATCGCGCGGATGAGCGTATGCGTCTCGAGCCGGCTGCCCGTCCAGGCGGCGATCTGGACGAGGCTTTGCCGTTTGTCGGCCGCCGCACCGCTCAACGCGCGCAGCGCGGGGCCGCCGATGAATTGGTAGACGACCCATGGCAGTGGGGAGCCGGGCGGCGCGAAATCGGTGAACGCCCGCGGGCATTGCGCTTTGAGCAGCGCGTCGAGAGCGGCCTCGATGGTCACGGCTTGGCGGCCCCCAGCCGCTCTTGCAGCTTGGCGATGCCGGCTGCGTAGGCGGCCTCTGCCACGGCGGCAGCGGGGCGGACGAACGGGCGACCAGGGATGTAGATCGGCACGGGCAGCGGCTGATCCTTGTGCGTGATGAACCGCCCGCGCTCATCGATGGTGACAAGGTAGCGCTGCAGATGGCCGTATTCAACGAGCCAGCCATGCGGGGCCTTCTTCGCATTCCAGCTCACGTGGTATGTGGCGTAGCCGGCGCCGCTGTTGTCGGGGCTGTACGCCTGATAGATACTGCGCGCAAGGTTGCCGGTGTGGCGCCGGATGCGCGAGACGTTGAGCTTGACGGCATCGTAGAACACCTGCGCCATGGCCTGCGCGCTGGGCCGCGCTGCGGCCTCCACGTCTTCGACCATTCCGTCGACAGCGGCATCGATCGCCGCGCGATCGATGTTGATCGAAAACCCGCTCATGGCAGCCGTTCGCACACGAGAAACATGTTTGCGCGCTCGACCTCGTCCGGCAGCACCGCCCGGATGTCGTAGACCGCGCTGCCATGCACGGCCCTCATGCCGGCGGTGATGCCATCGCGCCGCCGCACCTTGATCGACGCTTGCACGAGGCTGACCTGGCCGCCCCCGCGCACCTGCTCGACGCCGCTGGGGTGCCGGATTTCGGCCCACAGGCTGGCGACGACGGTGTTGAAGGTCTTCAGCGGTTGGCCGGCTGCGTCGGTACCAGCATCACGCTGGCGGATCTCGATGAGGCTGTTCAGGGCCACTGTCAGTCACCCCACAACCGCACAGGATCAAGCAGCGCGCCGAGGAACGGTGCGCGCTCCATGCTGCGCGCGGTGGCCGCCTCGGGGCTGTTGATCCAGTGCGCGACGAGGGCCTTGATGAAGAGCTTCACGCACTCCGGCACGTCTGCCGCCGAAGCTGCGCCGGCGGTGAGATCGATGCGAATGCGTGGGCCTCCAGCAACTTCTCCTAGGGCAGGCCAATCCGTGCCGAGTGCCGGCGCGACACCGGTCCAGTTGCCGAGGACGTAGACGGCGTAGGCGTTGGTTGCAAGCGTGGCCCAGGTAGATCCGGTCCAATAGGCGATCGCCGCCGCCGTTGCGCGGTGAACGCGCAAGGGGCAATCGGCGGCAGGCCAGCTTTCGCCCTCAATGCGCCAGGTCTGCTGCATGAACTTCCGCCCGGTCTCTTGCTCAGCGATCTGGCGGGCGGCGGCGATCAGGCCGGCGAGCATGGGCTCGAGCGGTTCGCCGGTGGCGGACAGGCGCGCGGCGAGCAGCGCGTCGGCTGTAGAAACCGGCTCGCCCGTGGGGCTTGTCAATAGGTACACGACTTGACCATCACCTTTTGCTCGGCGCCGCCGAACAGTGCCTATCTGAATCCAGTGGCGGTCAATTTGAATTGAGCCAGTGGTTTAGGTGGAGCGGAGCTAACAAATATGTCCTGCCAGCTTGTTATGGCTGAGCCTGCGTAGATCGCGGCGTTTCGGTACCATGCAGTTCTCGTCACGTCCATATGTGGATCATTCGATGCTGCGTAGACGCCGAAGCGCACAGCCGGCCCAATAGGCTCTGCGTATCCGGCAGCTTTATTCCACTCGCTGACCACCTTTCGCCCACCATACCAAATTTCGTAGAAACCGGTCGTATCCGTCGCCCAATTGGCGTGGACGACCAATTGCGCCCATTGGTCGTACAATAGGTCAGCTATTCCACCAATCCTATAATTTATCCACGTATCTGTCGGCGCATCGATTGGAATAAGGAACAGGAATTTGCCGTTCTTAGCGTGACAACCAAGATTCACCCACTTTTCATGCCCCGACCCCCATAGCGAATCAGCACTGTCGTTCCACTGATCGTGTATTTGGAATAAGCACACTTGCGCCGATGAATCAAACGACGATGGCAGATATATTTCGACCGTGTACCAACGTTCGGCAAGAGCGCCGTCGAACGGCCATCCGATCTCGCTGCGGCGCCCACCAGATGTCGAAGCATCGCCGGCCACGAGAGAACTTTGTAGGCACGGCGAGCCATCCGGGGCAGTCGTCAAGAAAATGTGATTCGGTATTCCTGACGGAGAGTAAGGACTTTGTAACACCGTCCCATTCGCCGACATAGATGTCATCGTCGATGGGATAACCCCATCTGTCAGTGGCGCGGAATAAAGCGCTGGGGGCATAGTGTCACCACTCGGATGCTAGGACGACGCGCGACGGGTCGCGATGCAAGTCAGCGACCAACCGCGACAAATTCAATGGAGCCCCCAAACCGACGCGCCCTTTGAGCATGTGCAGGGCTTCAGTCTGCATCGCCACGCCCTGCTGGATACTTCCGCTCGTGTTGCCGTTCCCGCCAAGGAGCCACGGTCTTGTCGGTTGCGATGTCGTGAGCAGTGTACCGCTGTTGAACTGCTGGAATCCGTTCGTATATCCGGTGGAATAGTCTGGAAGACCATCAACGAAAATGCGTATATTTCCGGCGTTGGTTAGCGCACTTGCCGCACCTGTGAGGCAGATTGCGAAACTGTGCGTCACCGACGCCTCGAAGCATACCTGCGTTGCTATTGGCGCGGTAGCAGACAGTCCACCAGATGCTTGGTACGCAATGAAACCGACCGCCCCGGAGGCACTGCACACGACCCTAATACCATTAGCGGTACCCGCGTTGATGGTATTACTCATCATCGGCTGATCGGCGCCTTCCGGCGTCGCTCTACCTTTCCAGAAGATCAGCATTGTCTCGCCGCCGGCTTGATTAAAATCGAAGGCCGGAAAGCTAACCATTGTCAATTCGCCAGCGGTGTCAGGATTTTTCTGCGTCAGCGCCCCTGCGTTTGCCCAAGCCGCAGCGGCAGTGAGGTTAGTCTGAAAGGCGCCATCGTTTCGATTACCGCTGTTATCCCAAACCTTCTTGTCCGCGCTCGCCGGTGTGCGCGGAGCGATGAAGCGAAGAAAGTATCCGTCACTCGCTCGCGCCGCATCAGGGAACCCGTAGGTCGAGGCGGCGATACCTAGGGCTCGGAGGTCCGTCAACTCGACATTGTTAAGATCGCCTTGGATTTTTTCAAACACCCCGGACGCCATCAATGCTGCGGCGTCTACATCAGCCCGCTCCTCGATCTGCCCCGGCGCCCAAACAGATTGGGCGCCGGTGTATGGCAACTCGCTCCACCGCTGTTGCGCACCGATGTATTTGATAGTTTGCGTCATCGCCACTTCCTTTTCGCCTGCCCATTCGCCTACCGCCGCGCCATCGGCAGCGGCATCGCGGCCGGACCCGCACCAATGATCAGATCGTCGCGATCTTCAGCAGCTTGATCGCCTGCGTGTTGCGCAGCTTGCCGCCCACGCGCTTGCGGATGTAGAACTTGACGAAGCCGGGCGTCGTGATCTCGTCACGGGTCATCCGCATGCCGACCCGATCGGCGATCAGATACCCCTCCTTGAAGTCGCCAAAGGCGAGCGGGAAGGCGTTGGCCTGGACGACCGGCATGTCCTCGGCCTCGCTGACCGGGTAGCCGAGGAAGCTGTCGGGCTGGCCGGCGGTGAGCGAGGGCACCCAAAGGTACTGATTGGTCGTGTCCTTGTACTTGCGCAGCGACGCCAGCACCAACTTGTTCGACAGCCACCGCGCATTGCGGCGGTAACGCGCCCGCACCGCGTAGATCATGTCGAGAAACGTGTCGGCGCTCGTCGGCATCGCGGACGCCTGGCCGGACGCCACGTACTGCAGCGTGCCGAACGCGCGCGAGGAGTCGGCCGTGGTCACCGGGGTCGGGCCCGCCAGAATGCCGGTGGGCTTCTTGGTGCCATTGCCAGAGATGAACGCAGCCCCCTCGCCGGCGGCAAGCGCTTCGGACGCCGAGTCGATGAGCCAACCCTCGACATCGAAGAAGAGGTCGTCGAGCGACTCCTCCGACGCCTGGGGCTTGGCGCTGGCCATGCCGAAGGTCGGGGCGACCTCGGCCAGATCGGGCGTGTTGCTCTGGTTGCGCGTGTCGGTCTCGCCGAGCCACTCGAACGCGGCGCCGCCGATATCGATCAGCTCCTTGTAATCGGGGCCTCCAACCGTGCGCACGGTGGCGATCGAGCGGATGGGGCTGATGTCAACGGTCAGGCGCGCGATGGCGCGCTCGATGAATTCGGGCAGCGCATAGCCACCGGCGGCGCCGGTGCTGGTGACGACCTGCGCGCTGCGCCGTTCGCGGTCGCCGCCGGCCTTGGCCTTGGCTTCGAGGTCATTTGCCGCCGCGGTGCAGCGCTGCTGCCGGGCGCTGTCGGTCGGGGCGCGCAGCCAGTCGCAGAAAGCGGAGCGGTATTCGGCCTGCTCTTTGGATTCGCCATCCTGCCCGCTGCCCGAGAACGCGCCGGGGCGGGCGAGCTTGGTTTCGATCTTCTCCAGGCGCGTCTTGGCTTCTGCAAGCTGATCGAGATCGCGCTCGATTTTGGCGAGCTTGGCCTCGAGATCGGCCGTTGCAGCGCCCTTTTTCAGCGCCTCGAGCCGTTGATCGTTGGTGCGCTTGAACTCCTCGAACGCCTCGTTGATCTTGCCGATGGTCTCGGCAACGCTGGCAAGGGTTGGCGCATCGCGACGCTCGAACAGCGCCGCCCCAGACACCCCGGCGGCCTGGCGCTTGGCCATGTACGCATCGTGGTGCGCACGCATGGTGTCGAGATCTTCGGCGCCCGCTCGCGCGCAGCCGAGCACGATGGCGAGCATGGCAGCCGCCGCAAGGGGGGCCAGGTGGGAATTCTTGCGATGCATGGTGCAAATCCTTTCGATGCGAAGTGATGACGCGCCCGGTTTTCAGGCCGACGCGTTGGTGACGCAGGTGAGCAGCCCGGAGGCGGCCCGCATGAGGGCGTGCGCGGCCAGCTCGGCATCCCGCTCGGCTGTGACGGCACGCTTGACAGAGGCCAGGACGGCCTTGGACTGCGCCGCAGGCAAACCCGCATCCCGCAAGGCTTGTTCCGCGTCGCGGATGGTTGCGATGGCCGCGATCGACGCCGACTTGACCGTGTCGACTCGGGCCATCGAGTTGGATGGGAACGTGACCGGGGACACTTCCCACAGGTCAACTTCTTGCAGCGTGCGAACGTCTGCGACTTCGTCGTAGCTCCATTTGCGCGGCAGGTAGCCGATGGACAGGCCGTTGAGCGCGCCGGCCTTGAGCAGCTCGTAAGCTTCTCGGCCGCGCGGCGCGGCAAGCACCAGACGGCCACGAACGCGCAGGCCTTTGTCATCCTCGGTCATGTCGGTCCACACGCCGATCGGCTCGGCGTCGCGGTGCTGCCAGAGCATGGCCGGCATCGTGGAGGCCGCGCGATGCTCAGCCAACGAAGCGGCGAAGGCCCCGCGAGCGACGATGTCGCCCCAATCGTCGAGCACGCCGAAGACGCTGCCGTAGCCCTCGATCGCGCCGTCGTCGGAGACGGCGCGGCGCTCGAGCCTGACGATCGCGCTGCGCCGTTCTGGCGCCGCGTTGCGGCGCTCCAGCGGAGGCAGACACGGCTGCGAGTCAGTCCGCCCGGACAGGGTCTGATGCAGGATCATCGGCAGCTCCTTCGGCGGCCTTTCCGCCTGACATGTTCATCGGGGTCAGCGGCTCGTCGAGTCCAGGCAGCGGGTCTTTGCCCTCCTCGTCGCGCAGCTCGTTTCGGGTGTAGATGCCAAGCTCGGCCATCGTGCGGGCCCACTGCGAGCGATCGCGCATCGACCCAGCGAGCAGGTAGCGCACGTCGAACTCGCACCATAGCGGGCCGGCTCCGTCGAGCAGCATTTCGTCCAGCCGCTGCGTCCAGGCGCGGTGCCACGGAGCGAGCGTGTGCTTGACGTGCGCCGCGAAGAACGCCTCGCTCGACGCGAAGGTGGCCGTCTTGTCGCCGTGGCCCACCATGATCGGGAACACGCCGTACACCCGGCAGATCTCTTCGACCTGGCGTCGCCGCGTTTCGTCGTGCTGCGCGTCGACAGCCGACGAGGCGGTGCTGGTCCATGTGGCTTTTCTGTCAAGGACGAGAGGCAAGCCGAGCTTTTCACCGGTCTGGTTTTTTTTCAGCCATTTGGTGAGGCGCTCTTGCTGCTCATCGGTCAGGCTTCCTTCGACGCTGTAGACGCCGCTCGGACGCATCCCGTTGGCGTGCATGCGCGCCTGGCTCGACTCTGTGGCGGCAGCCAGCCCGACGGCGTTTCGCGCCAGGACAATGGCACTGAGCGCCTCGCCCCAATTCCATTGCAGGCCGTTGAGCACGAAGACCTCATCGGCGCCGAACTCGCCTATCAGACCGAATTCGTCCCAGCAGCGGTAGCGAAGTTCGTACCTCGTCGTGCGGCGGACATCCCAACGCCCCGGCTGCACCGGGATCAACTCGCGCACGCGCCGGTTGTCTGCGCGCACCTTGATGGATAGCCCGGCACCGGTCAATGCCGCGTGCAGCGTCATCATCCGGCGCCATTCGTAGGACGTTTGCCACTCATTCGGCCGGCGCGCAAGGAGACGGTATTCAGGGATGTTTTCGGCCGCCTGGCGCCGCTTGTCGTTCCCGGCGCGGTACAGGCGCAGCTCCGGTGTCGCACAGCCGTCGGCGATGACGCGCACGCAGGCGAGCACGGTGGACACCTGAAGCGCCGTCTTTTCAGTGACGACGACGCCGGAAACCGAGCCACCGCCGGATCCGTCGATGAGCGCGACGATCTGGTCGTAGGTCAATTCAACGGCCTTTCGGCCTAGAACCGCCTGCTTCAATCGACTGAAATACCCGGCCATCACTCGTCGCGATCCCAGAAACTGCGCTCTTGCACTTCGGTTCGCACGATCCCGAAGTGCGCCATCACCGCCGCAACGATCAGATCGATGCGCCCGTTGGCCTTGGCTTTGTCAAGCTTGCGGCTGCCGGACGGATCGGTTGTCGTGACCGCGTTGGCGGCGCACATGGCGAGAACCGGATGGCCGTTATGGGCCACTGTGCGGTTGAGAATCGCGGTCTCGAATGCGTCGACGGCCGGCCCCATGTCCCGGAAGCCCTGGCCGAACGCGATGAGGGGCGGCAACGTGACGCCCTCGTCTTGCGCCAGCTGCAGGAAGTCGGCCATCCGCCAACGGTCGTAGGCGATGGAGACAATCTCGAACTGCTCTCCGATCTGCACCAGGCGCTGGAGTACGTGGCGCTTGCTGATCGCGCGGCCGGGCGTGGTTTCGAGGTGGCCCTTTGCGACCCATGTGCGGTAGTCCACGCGATCCCGGCGGCAGCGCTCCGCCAGTCCATCCTCCGGCAGCCAGCAGTACGGCAAGATGAGCCATGGCTCGTCGTGTGTCTTGGGCTCGACGAGCAGGACGAGGCCCGTCAGATCGGTGGTGCTGGACAGATCGAGACCACCATACGCCTTGCGGCCGCGAAGTTGCGTCGCGTCGAACTCTTTCCGGCATGGATCCCATACGTGCGCGGACAGCCAAGGGCTGCTCGCTTCGGTCCACTGGCAAAAGCTGAGTCGCCTGACCAATGCTTCCTTCGCCGGCATGCCGATCGCCTCGGCAACCTGTTCGCGCAGGTATTTCGCCCCCGGAAGGCCGACGAATTGCAGGCTCGGATTCGCTTTCGGCCAGCAGGATTCGTCAAGCAGCGGATCGTCGCCGTCATCCAGACCGCAGACGAAAGAGAAGTGCTCGTCGTTGACGGCGCGGCCGGCGGCCACCTCAACGGCGTACTCGTGATAGGCCCAGCACGGCGTCGTCTTGGCAGAGCCGCTGTTCGTGATCATCAGCAGCAACGGCTGCGCGCGCCACTTGAAGCCGGCGCGGAGCATTTCGACGACGCTACCGGTCTTGTGCTCATGCACCTCGTCGACCAGCGCGATGTGCGGGCGCGGGCCGCTCTGACCATCGTCGGCGCTGATCGTCCGGAACCAGCTTCCGGTCGCGCGATAGGCAAGATTCCAGATGCCCTCGCCTACGCCGCTGGCGACCAGCCGCTTGTTGAGTTCCGGGCTGTGCTGCCACATCGCGACGGCGTCGCGAAACATCACCATCGCCTGGTCGCGCTTGGTCGCGGCAGCGTAGACCTCGGCGCGCAGTTCACCCTCCGCCGTAAGGCCTTTCATGCCAATCCCGGCCGCCAATGGGCTTTTGCCGCTGCCCTTGCCGGTTTCGATGTAGGCGACGCGAAAGCGCCGCAGAGGGCGGCCGTGCGTCTCGTCGTGGCGCAGCCAACCGTTGAGGCTGCCAACGACAAAGGCCTGCCAGTGATCGAGCAGAAAGGGCTTTCCTTCGAACTGGCCACCATTCAGGCACAGCACCTCTTCGAAGAACGCAATGGCCTCGGCCGCATGCTCGACGGACCAGACAAGACCCCTGGCGGGCCCCTCCGTCAGGTCTCGCAGATGCCGCGCGCAGGCATTGCGCACGTGCGGTCCGGCGATGATTTCTCCCGCGAGAACTCGCTCGGCGTAGGCAGTGGCGCGGTCAGCCGGCTTCGGGCGCCGCGGCGTCCGCGCGCGCTTCGTCCTTTGGCCCTGTTCCGCCGCGACTGGCGACGTGGTCACGCTACCGGTCATGGGCCGAAAAACCGTCCTGGACCTGCCGACTTTCCGTCAGCCCCGCCGCCGAATAGGTCGCCCTGCGGATCCACCATGACGCGCGAACGCGAGACGGGATCCATGCCGAACTTGGCGAGAAAGGCCTCTGCACGCTTGGACGCCATGGACTTCGCGACGAACCACTGGCTAAGCATTTCGCTTCCGGTCCGCGCATTGCGCTGCACGAACTCCAGGCCGCATTCACTGCGCGCGTGCCGGTAGTCGGACACGAAGTCACAGAGCATTTCGAGAGCGACGACGTCGATGACCGTCAAGATCTGCGCCTTGCCGAGCAGCGGGGCAAGCTCGCGCCACACGGCGGAAGCTCGGTCGCTCAGATGGGCTGGCGG